ATCAACCGTATTTATCTCGGTCGAGTCGGATGCCGCCTGCGTGACGTCGCCGGCGATACTGGCCACTTCCTGGATTGCTGTCGCTATCGTCGCGAGCGTAGATATTCCCGCAGGGGTTATTTTGTTTTCCAGGTCTGTCGCTGCGTCGTTCCACCCGATTATATATCCTGCTTCCGGATCCGGTAACGTTGCCGACGCAGTGCTGGTCTCGGAAAATCCGATCTTGCGATTGATTTGCTCCAACAGTTGCTGATCACGCATGGCTGCCCGATCAAGAGCATTTTCATGGGCGCTCGCGGGAAATTGCCCTCCTTCGGGATAGTCCGTTTCTTGCGTCAGCAATAGTTCTCGTTTGACCAGGAGCGCGGTCCCCGCGGCAGGAACAAAGTCCTCCTCGACGGTTACGGTTCCACCGGACTGGAGACCCTCTCCGACAAGCGTATACTCGGAGCCTTCCGTCCAAGGTGTCTCGACGCCGTTCGCGGCGCGATGGATGACTTTGACGTCCTCGTTCTTGAGAAAATAGAAGGGCACGTCGAAGATGGCGGTCACACCATTCCCTGCATAGAGGACCTTGGTGACCTCGGAGCTAATCGTCATGAAATAACCTTGGATTTGGGTTGGCGTAACCGTCCTTCTGCTCCGACACAGATAGACTTCACTTTATGAAAGGTGCGACTTTCGCCGCTCCGGTAAGAAGCGTGGTTCCCGCGCTGTAGTAGCTTTGGCTCTTCGCGGCTCGTCCCTGCATTCGGTATAAGTTCGCCTTGTTGAGGGAATCGTTGGCCGATGCATCCCCCCGGGAACGGATCATCCGGGCCTCGAGTTCCGCGTCGGCCGCCGTATCGATCTGGCTTAACAGCGGCGAGCCCGATGTCAGATCCGCACCGCGCGCGGCAAACAAGGCACGTTGCCGGCCAAGCGCCGCGCTGTGCTGCTGGCGGGCTTGCCGCTCCTGGCTTGCAGCCAGCTTCCGCTGATACTCTGCTTGCTGGGCTGCGACAGCCGCCTGATATTTCGCCTGTGCCGATGCCGCTTTCCCGCTGGAAATTGCACCCGCCGCGCTAACAGCGGTTGCTGCGGCAATGAGAAATGGTTCAGTTCCGCTCATATTTATACCTCACTAGGGCTTCATTCGAAGGGCTCCGGAGGATGGGTGCTTCGGCGTCCTTTGCGAAACCGAGCCGCTGTAACCATCTGTGCCCCTCGAGGTGGTCTGCGACGGCAGTCGCGTAAAATCTCCGATGGCAAGACGATCTCAGAATGAGCCGCCACGTCTTGACGGCGGTCCGGTGCAACAAGAACGGACGCGCGCGCAACGCATCGGAAAGAATCATCCAGACCGTCGCGTCATCATCCGAAAGCTCGATGATGCCGCCGCAACCGAGAATTTCTCCGTCATACAAGCTGAATGCCGTACCCGGAACCATGCTCGACGGATCGAGATATCCCAGAGATCTTCTTTCGAGGCCTCCCAGGGATATCTGCCTAATGTGGTCACGCTTGAATGGGATCAACCTGGCCGAGGTCACCTTGGATTGACCTTGATGCGGGGGCTCAGCGCCAGAAGCGTAAACGGCACCGGATCGTCGCCCTGAATGCACACCCGAGTGTCGGTGGCATAGTCGCTGTCGAACTCGGCAAATTTCTCGCCGGAGAACAAGGGGACTGCCGCATTCATAGCATCTGCGACATCGCGAAATGGAACCGTCTGAAGGTTTTGTGGCGTCGGCCCAATTTTCGCGTTGAGTGACTCTGCGAGCATCAAGGTGACGCCGTCGATCCGTTTCGTCTGTCCCTGCGCCGTACCCTGCGGGGATCCTCCTTCCCATTTCAGGCTTTCGAAGGCATGAGTATAGCCGAGCCCCACATGCACGCGTGCTGCGGGTTCATCCAAGGTAATGCCGCCACCGGTTACCACCTTGTCGGCGTGCACGGCCCCGTCGGTCAATACTTTAACGGTCTCTCCCTCCAGATGGTTCAGGCCACTGATGGTCGATACCTTCTTTCGAACGCAGCCGCCGGAAACGAAGTTTGAATAACCGGTTCCGTCGACCGCCACCGGCGTATCATCGACGCTAAATAGCTCGAAATCGTTGGTGGTAACGTTTTTGACGGTGAAAGATTTGCCGTTCAGTTCTGCCATACCCATAACGTCATCAATCCGAATTTCGTCATCGTTGGCTAATCCATGAGCGATAGCGGTGACGACCACCGGACTTGCCTGGGTCGCGCCGGAAATTTCGATCGGATCGTCGAGCGACAGTCCGCCGTCCACAAAGAAGGCGTCCGACTGATCGTCTCCGGTTTCGAATTCGGCTTCAAAGAATTCGACGAAACGCGTGGTGGCTCCGTTGACTGTCCGTTTGCAGATAATCCAAGCTTCATCCCGATTAACGCCGGGAATAACCGCGACCGATTCGGCAACGGCGTTTCCTGCTTGATACGAACCGCCTAGGATCTGCCGGCCCCAGCCGATGACGTTCTGATCGGGCTGATAGGTAAATGTCGGCATCACCCCATCGGACCGGACGCACCACAACGTCGAGTTCAGCTCTTGCTGATATACCATTGTTTCGAGACCACCCTTGGTCACGTGATCCGCAAGCAGCGTCATATCGAGCGATTGGATACCGTCCAGCTCGATGTCATAGGCAAGTTCGAGAACTTTGCGGCGCGCTTTCTGCAAATAGACCAAGCGGCCACGCATCAGCGCCGGGTCTACCCGAGCCGAGCCGTAGGCCGTTTGCCGCTTCACGTCGATATCGGTGGGAGTCAGAACCGGTCCGTTGGACTTAACGGTCCACTCACCCCCTGCCGTACCGATCAGCAGATTGCCCTGATAGGCAAGCATCCAGCGGATGACATTCACCTGATCGGCCGAGATGGTGTAATCGATGGCATCGTCGTCTTCTACCGAGCCATCGTTCGTGTCGTCCCGGTTGTCCGGAGTCATGTTCTCGAAATCAGCCGACTGACTGAGCCAAAATGTCTGTGGCTGGTTTGAGGACCCCGCAAAACCGAGCCGCTGTTCGAAGAAGAAAACAACGCCCGGATACCCCGTCGTTCCGCTCCAGGCACCTAACCGCCAAGTCGTTTGCGCAGTTGGCGAAGACTCGAAATTGTGGAGAACATTGGCGGCAACCTGCGTCGTCGTATTGACGGCGGTAATCACTGCAGTTCCCCAGTTTGCCGACTTCTTGTAGCGGATCAACCTGCCGACATCGGTGCCTAGGAACCCCTGCCCCTCATTGATGCCGGTCGTGGAGGACGCATTGATTGTGATGGCGCCGCTGTTTGAACTCGGTGTCAGCGTCGTTCCGGTTGAGTTCTCGCGTAGATACGGACCGTCGTCGAATTCCACTTCGGTGAGAGACCAAGCGGAGTGGCCGGACCGCTCCAGCTTGTGGACGGGGTGGTTTTCGTGACACAGATAAAGGACATCCGCCGATTGCGCGAAGTTGAGCGTCGGCAGATTTTCCTCCACATAGGGCGTATCGATCTCGACGGGTGTATCGTCTAAAAAACCGACATCATCCAACGAAGGCGTGCCGGACGATTGGCTGAATCGGACATAAAATGTGGCGACGCCGGGTGTGAACGGGAAGCAATGAAACCCCACTCCGAACTCGACATCCGATTGGATCTCTCCCCCACCAGAAGTCGTTCCCACCCGGAATTTCAGCTTGGCGCCCGCGATTCCAAGGATGCGGAACTTAATCACGTGTTCCTTGGTTTTGTTGCCATCGGCGATGTCAATTTGTTGGATCAGTTCACCGCTTGATGAAAACTCCGCCTTATCGGTCGAATGGCTGACGCTAGAGGCCGTCCACCCGCTAAGGTCACTGTCGAAGGATCCGTTCGTGATCGCCGCATCCGTGTCATCGACGACGATCTGGCCGCGGTCCTTGAAGAACCGGAAATATTTCTCGCCGGCTTCCAGGATATAGGCCTGTTCTTCGGAGAACTCGAAAGGTAGCAACCGGCCTTTCTCGGTCGAATCCTTGACGGTCGCAACATAGCGCGTGCCCGACCGCCGTATCGCCCCCCCTTGCGGCAGGGGCAGCATGTTTTGGAGCTTGGCGCAGGCCAGCGGGTATTTATTGAAATCCGTGCGCGCCGCCATGCGCGGACTGAACTCGCCAGCGTTAAAGCTCGGCTGAAGCGGTGTGATCTTGGGCATCTAAAATCGCTCCGAAACCCACGCAGGATCCGGTTCGGTCTCGGGGAAATCCTCGATGGCATCGATGCTTTTTGCCTTAGACAGATGATCATCAAGGCCGTCCCGCATCTGTTCACGTGTCGTTGACGACTGGGTAATGGGAATGGCGAGGTCCGACGCGACCGCCCAGGCCAACGTTTCACGGAACAACGCATCCATATCGTTGGGGTCCGTCACTTGCCGGATATAACGGAGATAAATATCTGTCGCGTTGGACAGCAACGTCCTGCCTTCGATCTTGTAGGCAATGCCACCCGTCGCACTCTCATCGTCATGCACGGACACGACCCGGAGAAAGTCCGTCGGCAATTGAAAAACGTAATCGAACCCAAAGGTCGGCGCGTCGGCGAGACGCGCGAGCTTGCGCCGCGCAATGGCGAAATTCCAGGCGTGCGACCGCAATAGGTCGTCGCGCACTTTTTCATACTGCTCGTCGCACAAATTGGCGTTCTTTGACCCCTCAGTGAGCGAGATGATCCGCGTTGCGCCAAGTTTGACGAGCGCGGAATTGCAGATACCGACAACCGATGCCATGGATTAGCCCTCCTTAGTCGTGCGTTTCCTGGAACGCGCTGGTTTTCGCGTTTCGGCGGCCGGCATCTCCGCCGACGGCACCAGCCTGAAGGTCCGGAGACCCGCCTCGACGATGTCGAGCCCACCAAAATCGGCGAGCCACACCCCTGGTCGCGTCTCGTCCACCGCCGTCACCACGAACAGGCCGATGGCCGGCTGATCGGCGAGCCCGGCATAGACGAGGATCAAATCGCCGCGCCGCACCAGCCGCGCCGCGCCCGCGAAATAGCCGTCGGCGGCAACCTGCGTCAGCGGATCTTCGGTCTCGTAGGCGAAGATCGAAAACGATCGCGTCACTTGGCTCAACGGCGTCAGGGATTGCGAGGAGAACGGCATGCGTCGGTCCTTTCCCGGTCGAACAGGTTTTGTGTGTAAAAAGAAACGGGGCGGTCCTTTTCCGAACCGCCCCATCCTTTATCCCAATAGCCGAGGGTTAGTCGGCGTCGGCTACCGACACGGCCGTCCCGTCGGAAACATCCACCGTGGAACCGTCGTTGGACAGAACCACCATGAGCGTCACCGTCGGCGTCGCGGTGTCGTAGGAGATGATGATGTCGCCGACATTCACCATGGCGGCGGCATCGTTGAAATACCCGGAGGTATTGACGGTCGCAAGGGCGTCCGTGGTTTTGTAGTGCCACAGGCCGAAACCATTCGCGCCGCCAATCCGGGCCAGTCCGGAGCTTGCATAAGCCATCGGTCAGCCCTCCTTAGGATTCTTGGCAGATGATTTCGACGACGCCATTGCCGTCGATCAGGCTCGCGCCCTGGCTCATCATGTTGTTGACGAACCACGACGCCCGGTCGCCATGCCAGGTGATATCCGACGTCACGTCGGCCCCGCAGGCATGGCCCACGGCGTCCTCGTGATACCAGAACACCTTGCGGTCGGAACCGGATTTGGGCAGCCCCGAATGGGTCATCCAAACGGTGCCCATCCAGCGCTTCACCTCGGCGCCCATCGGCAGTTTGAACGGCAGATCGTCCATCCCGACGTAATCCGACGAAGCGAACTCCGGCAGATCGAGTAGTTCGGTCCACTGCTCATAACCGATGGCCGCATACATGCGGCCCGCCTCGAACACGTTGTTGTCGCCGAGGGTTTCGTAGGCCTGATAGACCTTGGTCTTGGTCAGGCCGGCACCACCCGCGGCGATGCTGTTCGAGGTGCCGTCGAGCGCCGTAATGATGAGCTCGTCCGTTTTGCGGCCGAGCGCCCAGGCGCCCGCCTCGACGATGACGCGCCGCTCGTCGTGCGCGTTCTTGATGTCGTCGAGCTTGTCCACCCAGTCGCCGGCGTACCAGTCGGACAGGGTGCACTCGACCGGAGAGTGGTCGAGGTTCATCGGCGCCACGGTGCCGTGACGGGCTTTCGTCGTCGCGGTGCCGGTGCCGATCTTTTGGAACGTCGTCGAAGAACCCTTGACGTTGTTCCGGTGCCGCACGGTATTCCGCAGTTTGGAACCGCGCAGCTGGTAGGCTTGATGGACCTCGCGTTCGTACTGTTTGACGAAACTGAGGTCGACAGTCGGAGTAGGCATATCGTATCCCCGATGTGGTTGACGGGATGCCGCGCCCGCGCGCGGCGCTCAACCGCGCCGGTGGTTGTCCATTACAATGCGTTGTTCGGTTTCCCCGGTTAGCCGGAACCGTAAATTGGCATCGCAAGGGCCATCGAAGAGAGGTTGGTGGTGAATGCCGCATCCACCGGGGCCGCAAATGCGAGGTTCCCCCGGGGATGCGGTTTTTCAGCCCGCTGGAATATGTGTCAGCCGGACCTGAAAACACTGTTCGGCGTCGTGCCGGTGACCGGCTCGCTGCCGTGAAGTTGAGCGTTGATCTCGCGGACCCGCCGTTGAACGCTCTCGTTGGACCAATAGTCCCGCCGGTTCATCAGCGCATCCAATTCTTGGGCCAGTCCTTGGGAATGACCGTTGCGCCGCCCGTCAGACAGCGTCTCGCCGCCGCCCGTATCGCCGGCTTCGCCCATGCGCCGCCCGATGCGGGCCAGCATGCGCACCACCTGCTTGTCGCCGACGATCCGCTCCAGCTTGTCGACCGTCTCGGCATCCCCAAAGGTGGTCAGCGCCCGCCGCCCGTATTCCATGTTCCTGTCGTAATCCGATCCCCACTCCTTGCGCAGGTCCGCTTCCAGATCGGCGGTCGTGTCCGCCGCCGTCTCCGCGTCGCGCGCGTGCTGTCCGGCCTGCGCTTCGGTCGCCGCGGCGATTTCCTGGTAGTACCAATCGACGGCCGCCTGCGCCTGCTGCGGCGTCAGACCGATCTCGTGGGCGAGGTGCGAATACCGCGCCAGCCGCGCGTCTGCATCCCCGTCCCGTCCCACATCCGGAACAGCAAGGTCGTAGCCGTCGGCACTCTCGGGCACGCCCAGGCGCTTATGGAACGCCGCGCGCTCTTCGTCCGAGGCGTGCGCGTCCGGAATTTCCACTGAGCGGCCCAGCTTGCGCTCCAGCTCGGCGTAGGATTTCACGACGTCGGCGGGCGAGGTGAATTTCTCGGCGACCCGTTGATAGTCGGCACCGACCTCTGTGCGCCAGGACGCCGCGTCGCTATCGGCGCCCCCGCCATATGTCTCGAAGGAGGGATTGCCCGTGTCGTTCGGATCCATGTCTTACTCCTCTGTTGGGTCCTCGGTTTCCGCCGCTTCCGCCGCCTCGGCGGGTTCTGCGTTGATCACCGCCAGGATCTTGAGCCCGATATTGCGCTCGCCGTCGCGGTAGTGCGTGGCATAGGCGTCCCCCGGCACATAGGCGGGCTGGAACAGCCGCGCCCAGGTGAGGATTTCATAGAGCACCCGCTTGCCCCGCTTATCGGACAGAAACACCGCCCGGAAATCCTGATAACGTTCGAGATCACCGTAGCCCGTGCCCGTATGCGCCCGGCCGAGATCGGCGAACAGCACCTCGGGATCGGGACGTCCGATTTTCGCCCCGCCGCTGAGCCATGTTTTCATGCGATCAATGACGCTCATCGGTCCATCACCTTGTACGCACCCTCGCAACGCTCCGGCGCGCCGGGGTTCCGCCGTGCCTCCATGGAGGCCTGGATCTTCAGCGCCTGCGCGCGAGTGCGTTCCGCCATATAGCGCTCGAGGCGCGCCTCATCGCCGTCCGTCTCGCCCTTGTGGGCCGGATCGTTCATTATCGTGTCCTTATTGATGTTCAGGGGCGGCGCCGGACCGGCCACGGGAAAGGCCTGGCCTCTGCGGCCCATCCGGCGCCGCGGCCGCGCGCGGACCAGGCTCCGCCGGCGGCGTGTCTACGGAATTTTTATGGGGTTGCCGCGGGCTAGTACCCGCGTTTGCGCTTTAGTAGCTTACCCGTCTTCGGGTCGATCTCGATATCCACGCCGGGCGTCTCTCCCCAAAGCTTTCCCTTCTCATCGAGGTAGATTCCAAAATAAGCGTCAGGAACCTTGGGATTTGCGGGGCGGCGCAGACCGTGGTCGGGAACCCGCCACAGTTGGTTGCCTTCGAGATCATAGGCAAGAACGTTGCGCCCCACCAACATGTCGCCCTTGTCGTATTCGTCAGAATTGAGCAAGACGATGACCTTATCGTCGACAATAAGATACTGCACCACGGGTTTATCCAATTGAACCGATCGCCCACCGAATTCCAAAACGTTTTGAGAAGATTGTTTCACGTCCATGACACGCTTCATCTTGGAATTCTCTTGGGTTTACCAAACCGACTACGCATTAACTCACTTTGAATCTCGTATTATATCGCCCCGCTTGCCCCGCGCGGTTTATGCGGGCGCGCTATGCTCTAACGGTTCGATCTCCGGTTTCTTAACCTACCTGTCTTCGGGTCGATCTGGATATCCACTCCGGGTGTCGCCCCCCAAAGCTTTCCCTTCTCATCCAGGTAGATTCCAAAATAAGCATCGGGAACCTTGGGATTTGCGGGGCGTCGCAGACCGTGGTCGGGAACCCGCCACAGCTGATTGCCTTCGAGATCGAATCCGATGATATTCCGCCCCACCAGCATGTCGCCCTTCTCAAAATCATCCACCTTGAGCAGGGCAACCACGGTATCTTTGACAATAAAATATTGATTGATCCGCTGATCGAAACGCACTTCCTTTTCGCCAATCCGAAGGGTACGCCCATCGACCGTTTTGACTTCCGATACGCGGCTCATTGCGAAATCCTTTGAGGCTCACCAAACCAGTCTTCTTTAAACTCGCTTTGAATCTGATATTGCATTGCCCCGCCTGTCCCGTGTGTTTTATGCGGGCCCGCTATTCCAACACGAACTCTCGTTTTCGCGGGAAGGGTAACGGGAACCACGAACGCCGGTTCCTTGTCCAACGCGAAGATTTCCTTCAGCTTCGCTGGCCCGCCTTCCTTCAATGCTGCTTCGTAATCTGACCTGAGCATGATCCATTCACTCTTCGGATAACGACCCTCCGGAAATACCCGAACGAATTCCCCTTTGGACTCGCGGCTTAATATAGCATCGTAGACCGGCGTATCGACCCGGTAAGGCGGTTGAAAATCCGGATGCGAGGCATCGGCATTCTTGCCGAAGATCTTCTTGGCGAACTCGTCGTTGGCCCGCGCGCCGCCGACGGGGGAGCGATGCACGTACCGGCTGCTCAGCGTCTCTTTCTGAACATCCTGCCCCAGCCGCATGATGTCGGTGTGGCTGAAGCGGTCGCCGGCCTGCTTCACGAACCGGGACGCCCGCCGGCCGGCCCGGCTCGATGCCCGGAGGATGGGGAGCATGAAGGCCGCTCCCTCGATCGCTTTTCCGCCCAGCTTGGCAAGGTTTCCAAGCCCCGGGACGGCGAAGGCCCCATGCAGCAGCCCCTCGCCGCCTTTCATCAGGGCTTCGGCGAGATCGTCGTTCTCGAGGGCGGCCTTCGCCGCGACAAAGGCGTTGTAGGCGTCGATCCCGTCGATGACGTTTCCGGTCCCGGGCGCCAATTCGGCGATGATTTGGATAACCTTGTTTCCCAGGACCTTTTTGACCGCGGGCGGCAGTTTGCCGCCATGCGCCGCGAGAAGGCTGTCCGCTTCGTCGGCGAGTTGAAGGAGCGGATGATCGGGCTCATCCTCCGGTTCCGGCGTATCGCTCGACGCCTCGATGTTGCCGTCGTCCACCTCTGAACCGTCGGCGGCAGCCCCGTCTTCTAGTTGAGGATCTTCCGGGGCTTCTGCTTCGGGCGGAGGTTCGCTGCTGCCCGTTTCTTCCGGCGGCGCGTCGGGATTGCCTTCATCCGGCGAAACGTCGCTGGAGGTGCTGTCATCCGTGGACCCTTCGTCCGCCGGTTTCTGCGCGACAACCAACGGTGCCGGGCCGACCGCATCGAGGACGCGCTCGGTGGGATGGCCGGCGTCTATCAATTGCCCGATGGCGCGGGCGCGGTTGAGTTCGGCCTCCGGCATGACTTGGCCGAGCGATTCAACCAGGTCCGGGTTCTCGCTCAGCATCTCTTCGAGGCTTTGCGCCGTCGCGACCACGATCTCCGGATCGCCGCCGTTGAGCGCCCGCCGCATGGTCTTGGCGAGGCCTCTGGGGACGAATCTATATTCCCGGACGAAATCCTTTTCGAGGTCGCGCCGGTCTTCCTCGGGCAGCTGCGCCCAGGCTGGTGCCATGTCGGCGGCGTACCAACTCTCCATGGCTTCGCGGGTATCACCGTCGCCGAGATCCGGCTGCCCGCCCGCGCGTATCTGCGTCACCAGATCGTTGCGCGCGGCGGCTTGAGCCTTCCGTTGGGTATCCGACGCCAACCGCTGCTGGCGCAGCCTTTCGGCCTCCGCGTCATCGATCAGGCCCGCCTGCCGCGCGCGCGCAATGTCCAGGCTTCTCGCTTCGCCCCGCGATATGGCCGCGCGATAGGTGCCGCTGAAGGTCGCCGCGCCGAGATTTTGCGCTTCCGCTTCGCGCTGCTCGGCCGCCGCGCGGGCCAGTGCCGCGTCCTCGTCGGCGGCCATGGCCTGCTGGGTCAGCCGGCCAAGCCACTGGGTGCGTTCCGCGCGGCCCGTCTCGTCAGGGCCGAACAGCTCGTCGAATTCGCCCGCTTCCAGCCGCTGTTTGGCGGCACGCGGGCTATCTTCGGCCCATGTAGTGAGCGCCGTGTCGCGCAGCTCGGCGCGGAATTCCTGCTTGCGCCGTTCAACGCCTTGCTCGGAGACACCCAGTCCCTTGAGCAGGTCGAGAGTCGCGTCCGCCTGTGCCGTCAGCCCAGGGATGAGAGCCGGATAACGGGCCGCCATCTCCTGATGATGGGCGAGCACGTTTTCGGCGGATCGCACGCGCCGTACTTGCCGGCGGCCGATCTCGTCGCCCACCGCCAACGGTGCGCCGCGTTCGGCCCATATGCCGTCGATGCGCGCGCCAAGGGTCTCGCGGGTCGCGTCGTCTGGCGCCCCGTCGATTAGCGGTTGCACGCCGGCAAGGAACCGGGTGTGCGCCTCTTCGGCGCTTGCCGGCTTCTCTTCTTCTGGGGCCGTCATCACCGCGGCGAGATGCTCTTCCGCCTTGCCGTAAGCATCGAGCAGATAGTCGCTCGTCTCGAACTGCTGCAGGGTCGATTGCACCGGATCGTCCGATGCCTGTCCCATTTGCTCAGGCCTCTGCGTACCGCCACCGGCGGCCCGTGCCGCCGTGAAGGTTTGCCCATCGGGCGCGTCCTCGGACGGGAACTCGAACCCAAAGCCCGCGCGCGCGCTTTCTCGTGCCCCACCCACGATCTCATCGTTGCCCGGTGGCTTGTAAACCATCGCAGCGTCCTTTCGATTTTGATTTCTTGAAGTACGTGCGGACCTAGAGCGGCTTCCGCTCAATTGAGATCAGGACTGATTTCAATTGGGCGGATTACACCGCTCTAATTTTTTGAATGTCGCGCAAGTAAATCCGAATAAGTCGATCCTTAGAGGAATGACTTATTCGGATATTGCGCTACACGGGCAGCACGCTCTTGAGCAGCTTAGGATCGAGGGTCTGAGCTTTCACCGCGCCGTCGAGCAGCCGCTCGGCATCCGCGGCCGTTTTTTCGGCGGCCATCGCCTGCGTGCGCTCACCCCGCGTTGCCTCCACCTTGGTCGCGTCGGTCAGCCAATCGAGCGGCATGCCGTTGGCTTCAGCCACGTCGCGGGCGATGCGGTCGTGGTCAAAATTGTCGGTCACTTGCGGCGCGACGCCGATCACCGGCTGCAGGTCGAGCGACGTCTTGGAAAGCGCCCCGACCTCGATCAGCTTGTGCGCTTTCGAGATGGGCGAGACATATTCGAAACGGAGGCCGCCATCGGCGATCTCTGGCGGCGCTTCGCCGAACGCACCGGCACGGAACAGCACCGAGAAAGCACGCTCCACCAGCGGACCCGTATAATCCGCCTCCAACCGCCCGAACACCGGCCCAATGACGCGGACGAATTCCTGCTTGCGCTCGATAATCTCGGTCGCCGTCATCTGCGGACCCTGGCTCGGCAGATTGAGGATATTGCGGAAAAAGGCGTTCCAAATCTGCTCACGGATGTCGTTCTGCATTTCCCGGCCAAGGGGCATATGCGCGCCCGTGTTAAGCGGCTGGATCGGGATACGCCCGCCCGAGGTGGCTAGCACGCTTGCGTCGTAGTAACTGATGCCGCCGGGCCAGGTGCGCACCGCCGACTTGAAGGAATCCGACGGCGCCAGCAGCGGTGGGTCCACCGCCTTGTGTCCGGCCTTGAGGAGCGTCTTGCCCATTTGGTTGAGGGACTTGGCGTCGGGCAGCGCCAGCATAGCGGGCCCGCGCCCGTAGATCTCGTCCGTCGTTGTCTCCCAGCGCGGCACGACGTAGGGGAATTCGTGAAATCCCGACTCGGCGATCTTGTGCTCCGACGCCACGTCGATGTCGATGGCCGCGAACGGCAGATTCACAGCATCGGCGCGGCGCCGGTGACGATCGGCGCGCGGCATACATACCCGAAGAAACGTGAATTCCTGATCCGGTTCGTCATCTTTCTCCAGCGCTTCGCGGGTGCGTTCGCCTAAATTCTCGATACCATATCGCGCCGCGGCTTGGCGCGCCGTTAGCCGCACGGTGAGGAAAACAGTATCCACCTCGCCCGCCTCGTTGACTTCGATCAGCGCGTTCTTGAGGTGATGCGAACGGAACGCCAAACGCCCCTGCCCCACGTGCTCGCCCACATAAAGGACGCCGGTACCGAACACCACGAGATCGAGATCGACTTCCGCTGAATATTGCACGAACCGGGCGTGCGGATCGTAGAGCGCATCGAACAGCCGGTCCTCGGCATGCTGCAACCAGCGCCGCACATCCTCGCGTCGCGACAGCTCGTCATCGGCGGGTCGCAGGGTTACCCAACGTTGGTTCTTAGGCTTCAACATGCCGTCGATCGCTGAGGCGAGATTGCGGGCCGCCAGCATCGGCGTGCCATCGAACTGCTTTTCCGTGCGCTTTTCGCCGGGTGCCCGCTCGCCCAGGAAGTCCGCGCGGCGCGGTAAAAAGAACTCCGCCAGCTCCTGCCAATGGCTAAGCCAGGTCGAGCGACTCGTCTTCAGCCGCTCGTAACGGTCGAGCAGCCGTTCCACATCTTTATCCATGTTTTGATCCTTCGCCGGAATGGCGCTGGCGGGGAGTTAGGCCCCTAATGTCGGACGCGACAGGTTCGGCGCCGAGGGATCACCCGCACCCGAGGTGAGAATGGTCGAGGCGCGCCCACGCCGTTTGAGCGCGGCAAGGCGTACGTCTTCTTTGCGCTGCTGAATTTCCGGATCCTCCGGTGTCGGCACTTCGGGCGCCGGCGGTGGAGGCGGCGGTGACTTAGGGGAAAAGATCGAGCCCATGGCTGGTCTCCTTGGTCATATATCGTTGATGATGTTTGGAGTTTGGCTTTCGAGCCGGTATCAAGAGATCGAAATTCCATATATCTGGGACAACTGCTGCTCGATCTTGATGGCATTTTCTTCGGTTGCACCATTTCCCAGCACGACAATCACATCTCCAAATATCCCGCCAATAAAGCGGGATGGGCCACGATCGGCACCCACGAGAAGATCGTCGGCCACATCGAAATCCGTGCCGACACTCGCATCTATTGAATTCAACTTTTCGATGCCATTTCGTCTAAGGATGATGCTGTTCTCGGAACGGTCGAGAAGCATTGTCAGAATGTTTAGACCGGATAGGGCCTCAGCTACGGTGAAATTAACGCCTGCCCCGATCTGCGCACCCCATGTTTCTGAACCCGAAACACGCGCAAGAAACTGAAATCCGGCCGTCATACCGCCGCCGGGATTGGCCTTGGATACCAGCGCCTCGAAACTTTGATCAGGCGAGATGAGATCGCATGCCACGACAACCAGCACATTCTTGTCGGTACTGGCGTCCAGGGAAGCGCCAGATCCAGCCGACATGAAGTCGGCAGAGCCATTAAAGACTATTCCGGCGCGACCATTAATCGCACCCGCCATATAGCTCGGTTGATTGGCGCCGGATAATTGGGTCAGATGATTTCCGGCGCCGGAGATATCATTCCATTGGGTTACGTTCGTGCCATCCAATGTGACCGGAGAACCGTGTGCACGCAGCCAAAGCACCACACCTGGAACGTCCGTAACGCCAAACGGAGGCTTCGCAGTGGCAATCGGCAGTTCGCCATCGGTTAGCCGATACGGCCAATAGGCAATTCGAGAAATATTGCTGTTGATATAGCCGGCACCAGTTTCACTACTACCCAAATAGGCTGTCGTTAGATTGGTCGGAATTGTCGCCAGCGTATCCTTCGATACCGTTCCGCCATTGACACACCAACCGACGTCGTTGTCCTGCCAAGCAAGGGCCATTCGATTGGTCCCACTTGTCAACGTCAGCGAGTGATCGTCCACCTGCAACACGCCCGAATTATATATTCTGCTATCGAGTTTGTTATTGGCCGCCTGTGCGACAAGAATCCGATCCGTATTCATGGATGTTGAAAGCGCAATGAAACGGGGCGTCGCGCTATCGTCATCAGGAGCTAGTTCGGCGTCGACAAGAAGCGTGCCCCGGCCTTGCACCAACCAGTCCAAATCGCTGATCGCGACATCGTCGGATTGGGTATTGCCGGAACTGTAATAGTTCAGGCCTGTCGCAAGGTGCAGGCTCGCGCCCCAGAAATCGGCAACGCCCGTCGCGACACCAAGTTCGGCCGGATATATGGCGCAACGCACGATATTACCGCTGGCGCTGGTAAAGGATTTAACCGCGCTGACCTTCGTCCATTGATTGGCAACGGTTGAAACGGTGAAGTTCTCCGCTTCCTGCGGTGATCCGGTTGCTCGTACCCTGAGCGTAACGTCACGGCCATCATCCGTATATACATACACGGAGAACACGAACGTCTTGCCGGCAATCTGGCTTCCTGTATCCACATCTTGGTATAGGCCATGGATGCTCTCGGCCGCCGTGTTGTCGACATGGTCGCCAGTTGTCGTTCCGTCCGGCGCGATCCGATAATCCGCTGTCACGGCGACATCAGCATCGTTACTGATTTCCCATGCCGCATCGGAGAAATCGAATGGCGCCGTTATCAAGGAAGGTGCCATCACCTCCGTCAGATCGACCGCTGTTCCTTCGGCAATAAAGACACCCCAAAAATAGTTTCCGCCACCCACCGCCTCAGAGACATTCCCGTCACCGGCCTGATTGTTTATCGAAACATACCCAGTTGTCGCGCCGGCCGCGTTGATCGCGACGATATGCAGTAGATACCACCCATTGCCGACGTCAGTGATGCCTGAACTCAATAAAGTTGCCGTTCCGTCTTCGGCAACCGTCCCTTTTTCGCCAGTTTGGATATTGAACCATCTCGCCGCAGAGCTACCTGCATTGTTGTGCCAATTAAGCCTTACCCAAGGGACGTCCTTATACTTCGCGAAAATACTGATGACATGATGAGTGTCCGCAGTGATCGCAAGCGACTGCCCGAAGGTCGCGTTTGTATCCGTATGCACCACTTCATCTGCTGTCGCCGTGCCATCCGGCGCAACAGCGACGTCGGTGGCAACGGTTGAATTGAGTTTAAAATTCCACAGCCCACTCCCAAGACCTGTGGGGGATTGAGCCAACGACCCCCGACTTGGGTTGTAAGGTTTCAGGACCGATCCGGTATGCAGATTTGCGCCCCAGAACCACAGATCACAATCAGTGTCACGCGCCACCATGATGACCGACGTCGTGTCAATGGAAGAAGGCATCGTGAACACGGTGCTGACGCGAACCCAGTTGCCCGAAACCAATTCGCCGACTTTTTGATCCGAGTGAACGTTGCCGGCGATATCATCGTACACGCTGAGGACGAAATGCGTCCTGATCACTTTCGGCTTTACCCAAACCGAAAGGATATATGTCGTTTCGGGCAGCAGCGAGACTTCTTGATAGATGTTGAATGTATCGCCACCGTTGCTGTCGGCAAGATCTGCGCCGGACGTCCCATCTGGCGCAATTTCGTCGTTGGGAATGATGCTTCCGGTACTGTAGTTGAATTGCCATGCAGAGTTCGAGAAGTCCTCTGACGCCTCTAGCATCTCCGTCTTGCCTTCAAAGATCTGCACGCCAAGAGGCTGTCCGGTCGCCGGGTCATACGTGAAAGCCGGTGTATCGGCACTGGCGAAACGCAACATCCCGTCCACATCGAAATAGCTCTGCGTGCTCGCCCGGCTCCAATCGATCTCGACGCCCGGCGCGTAGTTCAGCGACGGCATCCGCTCGAAATCGATATCCACGGCCGGCCGCGGGACGCGCGGTGTTCCGGCAAACAAGGGATCGTGGGCCGCAACGATTGGCGCGCGAAGCGTGGTAGAGAGCGGCATTACTGACTGATCCGATAGGCGATGGCGCCCGAGGTATATGAGGTGCAGTTAAACCGATACAGGACGCCCAGTTCCGGCTCGTCGCCCTGAAGTTTCGGCGCGTTTCCGCTGAAGGATTGCACGTCGACCCAACTCACGCCTTCGTCGAACGACGCCTGCAGCATGACAGTCGCTACCCCGAAGCCCGTCAGGCTAATGTTGAACGGCCCGTAGACCGATACCGCATCGGATTGTTCCGTCGCGGTAAATGTTCCCGTTTCCAGAACTTTTTGGTCGCTCATCTGGATGATCTCCTAGAGAAAATTCCTATGCGGTTTTGGTCAGGTGCCGGTAGAGCTGCGCTGGAGTCACGACCCACGGCGCGCGTACGCCAATGATCCGCTTAGCAACACCGACGCAGGTGGCGAACACGAACGGAGAAACCCGCCCACCGCGGTGCACCCGCGTTTGGGCAACATTGAACCCCTGCTTCTCGTAGAATCCGGCAAGATCGAACGTGCCGGCGCACACCATTTCAATGATCGGCGTGCCGTCCTGGCTGTCGATCCGCACCCAATAGCCGCCACGGCGGACACAGACGAAACAATGGCGAAAGCCGCGCGCCCCAAACAGGCGCGACAACGGCCCGTGGCCATGGCCATGGAAAACGACCAGCGCATTCATGGACTCTCTCCACGCAGGTGATTGGTGTTGGGTTAGCCATCATTTCGGTTCCCTAAAAAGAACCCCGGGCCTTTGATTACTCAAAGACCCGGGGCAGAGGTGAGCGCGCATCATTCACCGTTGGCGGTTAGCCATTGGCCAACGACCCGCGCCCGGTCGGAGGAGGAACCAGGAGAAGGAATTTCGGTTGAGATCTTCTTCGGTTTGGCTACCCGTTGGGTTGCGTTATCGCCAGTAGAGATCCATCTGGCAGACGGTGTGGCCAGTAGACGATACGCGAAATGGTACCGTTCCAGTAAAACGTGCTGTCAGGACGCGACCCAATGTTCGCTTGGTTAACGGTCGGCAAGCTGCCACTCGCATCCGCTTCAACCGTGCCGCCATTGACACAAACTGCAAAGTCGTTCGCTGTAAATGCGCCTGCGACACGGAATTTCTCGCCTGCCGCCGTGAGGGTAGTCGTCCCGATCTTCGCTTGTTGCACGCCACCGACGTTCACGTTCAACTGAGCGAGGGCGTTGTCCTCGCGGAAAACTTCGATCATGTCATTGCCATCATCCCCATCCGTGAAGTTGAAAAGGGGGCCATAGGCGCCGCTGGAAGATGGAACGAATGCTTCGGCGAAAATTGTTCCGGACGACGGATTAAAAAATGGCGAGATGCCGGAAATTACGGCGTCATCGCTCTGCGTGATGCCCGAACTGTAGTAGTTCAATCCGGTGGCTTGATGAATTGTAGCGCCGCAAACGTAGTTGGAATTCGCTGTACTGCTGCTTCCGCCGTCTGAAACGGCATTGGTAAGAAGAACGCTTCCTGTAGTCGAAACTGCATCAGTGAGTCCTACGATGTATATGCGGTACCAGCCATTCGCTACATACTCAATACCGTGGTCAAGCAGGTCTGATGTGCCACCTTCATCGGTGGTTCCCTTAACGCCATTGAGGACATCAAACCAACCGGAACACCCGCTGTTAAACGCGCCGTTCTGTAAGATAATCCTTACCCATTGAGCGCTTTTATACTTAACCAGGAAACTTATATATTGGTAGGTGTCAGGGTTGATAGGTATGCTTTGGCCCAGTCTTGGGCCACCAGCTCCAATGTGTTCGAACTCAGCCCCTATTAGGTCTCCATACGGGCCTTCCGTAGCATGAGGAATAACGGTCGTGTCCTGGTTCAAATTCCAGCTACTTTGACTAGAGTCATTTCGATCAACAAACTGAGAAACTTCATTATCCCTTACAGGGTTTAAGGATGTTCCTATGGCGCCGTGGGCACCCCACTCATATCGTGTACCGTTGTCTACCCGCGTGGTGACGCCATCTGAAGCCGCCGACCGGGTTGTAACGTAGTAAGTTGTCTCTCCCGCGATAGAAAAAACCATCCAGACAAGGCACCAACCATTACCGACGTCCATCACACCACCACCGACGTAGCTCCCGCCTCCACTGGTTACGGTCGATCCTGTTTCGCAGTTTGCGATATCAGCCCACATCTCCGCCCAGCTTGAAACGTTATCGGAGCCGCGGACCTTGATCCAATCATGCGGCGTGGCGCCTCCTCGCTTGATGAACCGGCTTACGACGACAATCGCCCCAGATGGAACTGTTATTGCCTGCGATAATGCCGAACTTCCGCTTGTGCCCTCGATTAATAAGTCTGCCGTAGTCGTTCCATCCGGCGCGACTGTTTGGTCAGCCATCGGCGTGGTGTCTGTGGTTGACCAAGCCCCCCCGGTCATATCTATGGGATCACTAAAGAGCCCGCCGCCGCGTGCCGGATTGTAGGGCTTCAACACACTCCCAACCGTGGCATTAGCGCCCCACTCATACCGGGCGCCATTGTTAACGCGCGTCGTACTAGCATCGTCGTCGGCGCTTGATGTCCAACAATAATAATCCGTCTCCCCCGACAAAGAAGCAGTCATCCAGCACCGATAAATCCCGTTTCCGACGTCCTCGATACCAGACGTTCCGTCACCACCAATTCCCCCCTCAGTTACCGAACCAACCGCTCCGGTGGCCAGATTAAACCAAGCCCGGACAAAATTGGTGGTTCCAGAAGACGGTGTAACGAGCATACGGATCCAATCATGATCGCCACGCCTGATGAACCGGCTGTGGATGATCACAGCGCCAGACGAAACAACTACCGGGTCATGCCTGAATGTGGCCGACCCCCCGGTGCCTTCCGTCAGCAAAACCATCGATAGAGTGCCGTCCGGTGCCACAGCTTGATTGGCCGTCACGGTCGTATCAGTTGCCGTCCAAGCACTGTCCGTTAGGTCTTCGGACGCGGTAATTAATTCCGCCTTCCCCTCGTAAATCTGCACACCTAGCGACCGGCCCGTCGCGGGATCATAGGCGAACGCGGGGGTGTTCGCCGGGACATACTCGAGTTTTCCTGCCGCGTTGAACCGGGATTGGGAGCTGGCACGCGACCAGTTTATGTTTACCCCGTTGCTTTCAAGGGACGGTGCCCCGGCAAAGTTGAAATCGAGAGCGCCCCCGATGCCTTCTTGCTCAAATCGAGACATGAGGCGGCTCTGCAGCCTTGGTTGCAGGCGCGAATATGCTCTCATCACTGGCTCAAACGATATGCAATGTTTCCCGACGTGTAGGCCGTGCAATTGAAGCGGTACTGGATCCCGAGTTCAGGTTCCCTACACACCAAGTCGGTATCGCCGGAAAAAGAACTGACAGTTTTCCATGTCGATCCGTCGTTATAGGAGCGTTCCAGTGCAACCGTCGCCACCCCAAATCCGGAAAGGTTGACGTTGAATTCGCCGTAGAATTCAGCAACATCTGACTGTCCAAGCGACATGAAATTGCCTGCTTCAACCACCTTTGGATTGTTACTCATCTCGTTACCTCATCAAATAGACAGTGGGTCGTAATCGCCCTCGGTCGACGACGGTGCATGCCCTGCGAGATCGCGGCGCTTTACCGCCTGAGCGAAGGTCAGTGCCGCCGCGTCACCGCCATCGGGCGAAAGGCCCAGGCGTTTACGGATGTCTTCCTTTTTCTCAAGAACCAAGCGGCCAGCCGAATCCGGCTTGGCGCCGGGCGCGGTAATGTCGCGCTGCAAGCCGGCGTCGTCCACCATGTCGGCGCCTTGGGCCAGCCAAGCCGCCAAACGCGCCCACATTTCGGCGCGCTTATTGGCATAACTTTGTGGATCGTCGGCGCGGGCGCCGAAATTGATGCCCCGCACCTGCGTAAAGTTCTGCTCGCGCAGCCGATCGACGACCCCGCCGCCATACCCGCCTGTGGTGTCGATGAACACCATGTCGGGGCTGAATTTGGTCATCAGCGCGCCGAGCTTGCCCGCCAGTACCATTTCATCGTTTTCGTCCCAGGTCTCGTTCACCAAATGACCGAGACGGCAGCCGCATCGGTCGATCACCCGTGTCTTATCACCGCCCCCTCGTGCCACATCGACCCCAAAGATCAGCGGCGTGCCGAGGTCAGGCTCGGGATAGGCCATGGCACGTGCCGCGATGACATGTTCGGCACGGACGTACCCCCCGCCGTCTGACGCCTGAAACGCTTCCATCGCCGTCGCCGGATATTCCTGACGAAACAGCCAGGTGATATCGTCGAGCGCGCCACCGATGGAACCCGCCAGCTCAGCATTCTTCATATAGGCCCAATAGAGTTGCGCCGGGTCTAGACCATGCAGCGCACTATAGTCCGCCCACGCCGTCGGCGGCATCCAGTCGGCGGGAGGCTGCTTGACGTATTCGCTATGATCGAACCACGGGATGAACAGGAGTTCATAAGCCCCTTCCCCACGCTCAGCCTTGACGCACATATTGTAGAACAAACCGCTTGCCCCATTGGCCGTACTTTCCAGCCAGATCTCGGTGCCTTCCACGTCGGGGACCGCCTGCAGCACGCCGGCGGCATGCTTCTCGGCGTTGGGCCAATGCGCCACTTCAGAACCGTGGAGCAACTGAATCGTATCTGAACGCCCGACACCCTCGGCCTTCGCTGTCCCCACCTTATAAGAACTGTCAAGGCGGCCGAATTTTAGCTCCTTGGCATTGGACGCCGTGGTTTCTGGGCGAACCGGCGGCGGGCAATGAGCATGAAAGCGTTTCGCCATTTCAAACAGATTGTCGGTCGCCTCGTCCTTGTGGGTCAGGATGAAGGCGCGCGTTCCCCGGCTATGGGTCGTTCGCCAATAGAAGCGCGCCTCAATATATGTACTGACCCCCGGTTGGCGCGCCTTCAACACGAGCATGCGGACGCGTCCGGTCCGCTTGCGTTGGTTTTCAGCCCGTTCATGGATACGCTGCTGCACGGGATTTAGGTCCAACGCCGAGAGCGCACCTGCCTTCGGCCTGATCTTCAGGCACCGGGCAGAGTAATGAATGAAGTTCTCTTTAAGCTTTTGACGGACACGGCGTTCGGCTGCACTGAGCCGGTTCACGCCAACTCCTCAAGAGCGTCTTCGTGGCGGATCGTGACATCGCCGGAATGGTCGACGGTAGACCGCCGGGCATGGCAAAAGGGCGCGGCATGATAGGCTGCCCATTTACGGTCCTCGATCGGCGCCTCCACATCGCGCAAAACGGCGAGCATAAAATCCAGCGGCAAAATGCCGTCACCCTTACGCATCCCGGATGGCATCTCAGCCGATTTCGCCCGACGCGACTTGCGTTTTATCGCATTCTCTTTTTCTACCATTGAGATTATGACCTCGATCTGCGCCATGCCAAATTTTGCGGCGGGACATGCGCCAAAGAAAACGCCCGCGGGGTGGCCGCGGGCGCAAAACTTCCGATCATGAGGAAAATTTATAGCATAACCGTAGCATCAGTAGCAAGCTTTTTTTGAATTTTTTTCTAATTTTTAAATTTGTTGGAAATGAAAGCGATATCATTGATACGCTTTCATTATCCTGCCAAGGCGTGTTGCCAAAGACGGTATAGACGGTCGAGCCATCGATCACGGAAAACCATAACAACCATGCCAGCCGAGGCGTAAAACCTGGAGCACGAAAACGACTAACGCACCTCCTCCGCAGCTGGACACACCGGTGTACCTTCCTGGTTCAGCATGACAGCGATCCGCTTGAGCGAGCCGAGTTTCTTGCGGTGAATGGTGGTTCGATGAACCCCTAGGCGCCGCGCCATGATTGTTGCCGGCGCTCCGAGCACCCAGAGCCACAGAATCCGCACTTCTTCAGGAGTTAACCAGCGGATCCACTTGACCATAACTTCGTCCATGCGGTCGATCGCAGCAGCTGTCGGTGGCGACGGTTTGGGATCGAACTCATTGTAGCCGTATGCTTCCATGGGTTCGCGGACGACGCCCGGCCAGGAGGATTTGATTTTCCGGCCAGGATGATGGATTGGCAAACGCTGTAATGTTTTCGCCGCCTCCTGAATTCGCCCCGCCACCAAAAGGGATGTCCACTTGTCTGCCATTTGCGAGAATCGCTCCATACTGGGTTAGCACATTTCATGTTTGGTTCTCATATTATTATAATTTAATTCTAATTATCAAGAATATTAGGTCATGGAAATTGCATGAAAATTCAGCTTTTTTCGGTGCGATGGAACATTGGTCTAAAAGGCTCTGGCGGGCTCTCAACTGGAAAGGGTGGAGCCAGCGAGAGTTGGCGCGCCGCGCCAGTATCGACGAGCAGAAAGTCTACAAGTACCTGCAGGGGAAGGTGGACCAGCCGCGCGGCGATACGTTGTTGCGCTTGGCCGATGCATTGGGTGTCACCGAATCCTGGTTACGTTATGAAGTTGGCCCAGCCGTCATCCGTATCCCCGTCGTCGGACGGGTCGCTGCCGGCGAAAGCTTCATCCCCTTCGACGATGCGCCTATGGGAGGCGGTTACGAGGAAATCGAGTTCACCTTGGAAGATGCCGATCCCATTGCCATTCAGGTACGTGGCGATTCCATGCTGCCCGTTTACCGGCCCGGCGACTATCTCCTCTGTTCGCGGCGGCGCGGCGAAGACATTCATCAAGCCCTCAACAAGGATTGCGTCGTCAAAACCGACCAAGGTGAAGGCTATGTGAAGAAGCTTACGGCGGGTCAAAAACCGGGGACCTTCACTCTTATCTCCTACAATGCTCCCCCCATCGAGAACGTGCGCCTGCTCTGGGCGGCCCCCATAATGTGGGTCAAGCGCGCCTAGCTAGCGCGTCTTCCTTTTTCGAAACCGACGATCCACGAACTACTATTCCATAGACTTTACACCTTAAATTGGATTATATTTCCAATTTCGGATGGGATATTTTGAAGCATGAGGGCTCGGGATTCTCTCACTGATCTCCAGCGGCGCTATGATGGGCCGATCCCCGCGGAAGAAAAGGCACGCGCCCGGTACCCTTCGGGTACGACATATGCACGCGCGAGCTTGCAAGGCCAGATTCTCAGTCTCGCACGGCTCATTCGATGGACACGAGAGACAGCACAGTGCCGGCGTCTCCGCTTCTATGAACGCAGCTTGAAAACGTTGCAGCGCGGATTGCGGAAACTCGAAAAGCGACAAAGCGCGGCCTAATCCGCGATATGCGGATCAGTTCTGTGCATCCTTCAAGATCATATCCGACGCCTTTTCCGCGATCATAATGACCGGTGAATTGGTATTACCGCTGGTAATCGTCGGCATAATCGACGCATCGACAACACGCAGTCCGCCGATCCCCCGCACCCGCAGACGATCGTCGACGACCGCTTGATCGTCATTGCCCATTTTACAGGTGCCGACGGGGTGAAAAATCGTTGTTCCTACGTCCCCAGCGGCACGGGCAAGCTCTTCTTCCGATTGAAAACTGGACCCCGGCATGAACTCCTCCGGCCGATATTTGGCAAGTGCCGGCTGACTTACGATCCGCCGGGTCAGGCGGATGGCCTCCGCCGCCACCGCACGGTCACCTGGGGTCGCGAGATAGTTCGGCCGGATGGAGGGGTGTGCAAACGGATCGGGACTGGTGATGCAAACCTCGCCGCGGCTTTCGGGCCGCAGATTGCAGACGCTCGCGGTAAAGGCCGGGAACGGATGCAGCGGCTCGCCGAACTTGTTCAGGCTCAGAGGCTGCACATGATATTGCAGGTTCGGCGTTTCCAGGGCCGGGTCCGACTTGGCGAACGCGCCCAACTGCGACGGCGACATGGACATAGGCCCCGATTGGAAAAGCACATATTCCAGTCCGATACCCATCTTGCCCAACAGACTTGCCGAGCGCTCGTTGAGTGTGCGCGTTCCCTTGACCTTATAGGCACACCTTACCTGCAAGTGATCGTGCAAATTACATCCGACCCCGGGCAGATCGTGTACGACCTCAACCCCGAACGGTTTCAAGCGCGCCGGATCACCGACCCCAGACAACTGAAGGATTTGCGGCGAACCGATGGAACCAGCCGACAGGATCAATTCACCTTCGGTTCGCACGATGGCGTCTTCGCCGCCCACACTGAGATCGATCCCGGTCACCCGCTTGCCGTCGAACATCAATCGCTTTGCGTGCGCTTCTGTCACCACCCGCAGGTTGGCCCTCTTCTCCGCCGGGCGCAGAAAGCCGCGCGCAGTGCTCCACCGCCAGCCGCGCTTTTGGTTGACGTGAAAATAGCCGACGCCTTCATTGTTGCCGCGGTTGAAATCTTCGGTCGGCGGCAGCCCTGCCTGCACCGCCGCGTCTCGAAATGCATCGAGGATCTCCCAATGCAGTCGTTGTTTCTCGACACGCCATTCGCCCCCCTTCGCATGCAGTTCATCGGCAGGAAGGGCTGCCTGATCTTCGGATTTCAGAAAATAGGGAAGGATATCGTCCCAGCCCCACCCCGTATTGCCGAGTTGCCGCCAATGATCGTAATCGCGCGCCTGACCACGCATATAGATCATACCGTTGATCGAGGAACACCCACCCAGCACCTTGCCACGGGGATAGGAAAGGGCGCGGCCGTTCAGCCCCGGCTCCTCCACCGTCTTGAAGCCCCAGTCGGTGCGCGGATTGCCGATGCAATAGAGGTAACCGACGGGGATCTTGCACCAGATATAATTGTCATCCTTGCCCGCCTCTAGCAGCAGCACGCGGTTGCCGGGATTTGCGGACAGCCGATTGGCGAGCACGCAGCCCGCGCTGCCGGCGCCGACAATGATGTAGTCGTATGTCCCGAGATCGCGCAT